CTAGCGTACTCATCGATCCGCTTCTGTGTAGCCATGCACACATCACGAGCCCCAGAAACATCTTTCATGATGTACTGGAGATAAGGTATTGCGGCGTGCCCGTAGTTGCTCAAGATCAATGATGCAATCGCATCAGTCTCTGACTTCGCTGAGAACGATACCGCCTTCGGTTGGTACTCTAAGATCCTCTGTGCTTCTGCTTTCGGCATTGCTTTGATAATCGAAATCTTCTCGACAATCCCAGCGTTGCCAGTCGTCGGCACAGTCGTACGCCACGGTAGCCCCCGGTACCTCTCTAGGTTGCCCTTCGACGACAACCGATTGCGCTGCTGCCCAGAATGAATTGCATACGTTACGTCCGATGCTTCAAGGGGCTTCATGTTCGTCAGCTCGTCCATTGGCACGGGGATGTTCTTGAACACCTCAATGCGATGCATCCTAGAGTTGACCGTGTCGTCCTCTTTAAGAACGATCTTCTCCGGGTTACCCCATACCGACGCTAGCGCAAACAACGTGGTGGTCTTGCCAAGCCCGGAGTCTTCGCTGTACATGTGGAACTGAAACGCGTTTACCGGAAAGAACTGCATGAGTGGCGCACCGAACGACATACCAATCATGAACTGATATGCCTCCATGCCGGGGCGACCATAGAACTGCATGATCTTTTTCCAGTCTTCCAAGGTCCCCTTTGGTTTGAAGTAGGGAAAGTAATCGATGGTGCGTTGTGATGGTGGGTTTTCACCGATCCGATCCGCAAAGACTTCTTTGTCCCCGATGATGAAAGACTTCATGTCGTCACCGGTCCAACCAAACTGGGTCCTTGCCTCAGCAGCCTCGATTCTGTACTGCAATTCGTTAACCCATTTCATGATATATCCCTGCAACTCTTTTGAATCGACAACCGCTACGCCTTGCTTGGCGAGGGTTGATCTGAACTCTTCAGCACTTCCAACATGCGCTAACGGTATCGTGAACTCCCTCACCCCGTCACGTGGTAGATGCAGCCTGAGTAGGCAAGTCTCGCCGTGCTCTGGATCCCGTATACGACTCACCATATACAAAGGGTTGTGATACACCAGCACGTCCTTCGGAGCCCCTGACTTATCTGTCCCTCGCCGAAACACACCCCCACCTTTACCTTGAAAGTATGGGTCAGGGTACTTCGGTATAAGAAACTTTGACGTGCTATCCAAGCTCACTTCGGATGAGCCTGTGTCGGTAACAACGGGTTCTTCAGCTTCTTCGACGTACCGTCCAAGCACAATCGGCGATTTTATTTTTTGCCAATGTTCGCAAGACTCGCACACCCCGGGGTTCAGGGTGTTAAAGGTTTCGCAAAGATACGGACCCTTTGTTAAAGCAGCCTTTTCTACCGTCACGTCCGGGCTGTAGTCCGGGTGCTTGTTCGACATCTTGTGGATGGCGGTGTCTTTGTCAGCACACAACCACGCGATCGATAGACCTGCTCGCCAGAGAGGCTCTTCAATTTCACTCTGGTTTTTTACGATGTGCCCAAGCTGTGGACAACCTTTTCCTTCGGCGGTCCTCAGCATAATTTGTTTGAACTTGGTATTGAAGTTACCAAGGATTGCGTCTGCTAAGCTTGTCGGCTCTCCCTCGGAAGCACTCGATCTTTCAATCGATCCGAAGCGATCAGTAAACATTTGCAGAGTGACCGCAGGTTCAAGGTCCCCCACCATGTGCACCAGCTTCGGCGGGTTGTCTTTGTAGTGGTGTGTGTACGGCACCCGCAGCACGCGTGACATATCAGCTGGGACTGCGTAATCAAGGTCAAACTTGTTAACCCGACATGCCCGCTTGAATGCTTCCGCAGCTGCCTTCCATTCTTTTGCAGTGACCGCCTCACTTAACCGCCAGTAGACGTGCAGCCCTCGGCCCGAGCTGATGACCGTTGGCTTAGGTAAATCGACAGCTTTGCAAAACGCTCGTAGTGCTTTGAACCCCTCCGTTTGATTTGGGTACGGCTTTCCTTCGCCGCAGTCTATGTCTAAAAAGAAGGCTTTGAGCTGCTGTGCATTTGTGGCTTCCCGCGATTTGTCATTGGTAAACGTTGCAAGCGCAAAGAATGTATCCCACCCGTCGGCATCAAGACTTTCTGCGCGAGTGACTAATTCATCTATCGACCCATGCATCGTTTGGACATGGCGAGGTCCGCGATATGCAAAAACACAGTAGTGACCTGTCTCTCCTAGTACCGCTTCTAGAAATGTTTTCTTGTCCATGCCCGCCGACCGTCAATGAGAGAACCTTAGAACTAGTGGTGCGGGGGTACCGCACCACCGTGACCGTTCTTAGTCGTCCCACTCACCAACAATATCGGCAAGGTCTGCATCCTTCGTAGGCTCAGGCGCAGGGGTAGATTTCTTAACAACCTTCTTCGGTTCTTCCACAGGCTCTTCAGCTTTGACTTCGGGCTTCGGCTCTGCTTTCGGCTCCGGCTTCGGCTCTACTTTTGGAGCTTCAAGCTTAGGTGGGTCGATGACGCCATCCATCTGCGAGACGTTAAACGTGGTCGCCCGAATCGTGTCCTCGTGACTGCGCATCTCCAGCACCACGTCAGCCTCGGAGTCGGTCAAGAAGCGTACTTCTTTGAAGATGAGCTTAGGCGTGGAGCTTGCCGTGTCAAACCGCAACTCGGTGACGATTGCCTCGATGGGGGTCGAATGAGACTTGCAGTGCAGGGCGTACGCATGCAAGGGCATCTTGCCGTTCTCGGAATCGCCAAAGATTGAAGTCGAGGGCAACGTGATCTGATACACCTTACGCTGCTCGATCTCACCATCCAGCATCACCGCAATCCGACGCTGGAACCGGCAAGCCTTACTCTCACCCTGCCCAGAGCCCTTAATGTCTTGCTTGCAGTTGCGGCAGCTGGTGGCTTGGCGCTGAGCCTCAGGGACATCGGGCGAGGGCTTCTCTGCATCTGAGGACCAGCACATGGGCTTGGTCTTTTGACCCTTCACGTACTGCACGTTGCCGTACCAGATTCGGGACAGGTTAGAGACGCCCACGATCGCAACGTTCATCGCACGATCTTCATTAACCCTAACTTCTTTACCACCCACCATCTCACGGAACACACTGCCATCGATGCTGATGCGCCGGAACCCAGACGACACCAACGAATCGGTGATCGAGTTCTCAATGCCCTGAAACTTGTTCAGGATCGAAGCAGGTTTTTGACCAAACAAAGTCATCGCACTCATTGTTTCCTCACATATCTTTATCAAGATCAGACAAGTCCAATTTAAGCTGGACCGGGGCTTTTACTTCAATTTTCTTTTCGGGCATGGGTTGCTTGAAGAAGTGTGCACGCAACCGATCAAGGTCGAACCGATAAGTCTTAGCGATCTTTGCGTATGACCCCTCGGGCAGCAGACCCTGCCGCATCCAAGCGCGTACGGTCGAGACAGATACTTGGAATTCATCTGCGACCATGTTGATAGTCGCTAAGCTCATGTTTTTCTCCTGATGGTGATTGAGTACTCCTTGGTGATGTTCAGGCCCGGGGGTACTTTGTCGGGGTAGTCTTCAAGCCACGTCTTCATGTTCCCTTGCGCGATACGTTTCTCAAGCAGATCTGTAACTCCGTTCTCGATAATAAATTTGCCCATGGCATCCCAGTCAGTCGTCCAGTACTGGGTCTTTACCGTGCGGTAAAACGTTCCTTCGTTAGTACGCACAGATTCAACATCGTGCTGCTTGCAGTGCTCCAAAAGCGACGCCTTGATGGTGTCCATCTTTTCCTTGAGCAACTTGTCTTCAGCTTCCCACCGAGTCTTCAACTCACTGCGGGCTTGGTTCATCTTGAGATAAACCTTGACAAGCTTCTCAAGCGGGATCTCTTGCTGCTCTACTACCTCGGTCATTTCCTTCTCCTTTAGTGGTGGGCGAGACCGGACTCGAACCGGTACACCTTGCGGCGGGGGATTTTAAGTCCCCTACGTCTACCTATTCCGTCACTCGCCCCTACATTATAATGCCATTTAGTCTAGTCTTCAAGCATTTCTTCATATAAATTTACAATCGATGAGTGAATATCGATTTTATTATCTAATAGCCCATATACGTATCGCTCGATACGGGAGCCCTGAAGCTGGATAACGGTGGTCTTGTTCGTCTGACCTGCACGGTGCACCCGTGCATTGGCTTGGGCGTAGGTCTCTAGGCTTGATGTAGGGCCCCACCATACAACCGTATCCGCAGCAGTAAGCGTCACGCCGTGCGACGCAGCTTGGGGCTGGATGATCAGCACCTTGGGGTTGGGGGTGGTTTGGAACTCTTGGAAAATCTGGTTCCGTTTGCCAACCGGCACGTCGCCGTTGATGATCTCAGACGCGTGCCCGTCCTTGACTAGCTTGTCTCTTAGGATGTTGGCGATATGTTTGAAGGGTACGAAGACGAGGATCTTGTTGCTTGTCTCTTCAATAACTTCTAGTAAAACGTTATAGCGATTGGAGATATCGAACTCGATGACATCTCTGTCGTCGTCATAGACCGCACCGCAGGAAATTTGCAGTAGCTTGTTCATATTGACGGCAGCGGTTGCAGCCGTTACGGTGCCCCCTGCGATGTCTGCCACCATCTTGTCCTTCAGGTGTGCGTAGTACTTCTCCTGCTGCTTTGTCATAGGTACTTCTCGTTGCACGTACACCATCTCCGGTAAGTCTAGGCACATATCTTTTGTAAACCGGATGGCGGGTTGCAACGCGAGGAACACTGTCTGCGTGGCGCTCTTCTTGGGTACCCATTTGAAGTTGGTCACCTTGGTCAGCACCATGTCTTTGAAGCCGGTGAAGAAGTGCGGTACGTTCATTGGGTTGACCAGCTTTGCTAGTCCGTACGCATCTACCGGAGACTGAGCAGCCGGGGTGCCAGTCAGCATCCACAGCCATGTCTTTGTGGTGATCAGGGCGTTAAGTGTTTTCCAGCGTTTGGTCTGGGTGTTTTTGTAGGCGTTCGCCTCGTCCACCACGATCAGATCGAAGCCGCTCTCAGCGATGGCTTTCTTGACGATCTCTACGCCGTCGTAGTTGATGATCACAAACTCAGCGTCGCCACGGATAACTTGTTCGCGCTTTGCTGCAGTGCCAAAAGCGATATCAACCTTGCGGTGCATAGCGAACTTGAACAGGTCGGCACGCCATGCAGAATCCATGATCGACAGCGGGCAGATGATCAGCACGCGCCTGACCTTGCCTTGCTTCATCAGGTAGTCAGAAGCCCAGATGACGGACCCTGTCTTGCCGGTGCCCTGCTCATTGAAGCAGAACGCTTTACGGTTCAGGGTGAGGAACGCAGCGGTGGTGCGCTGGTGGTCAAAGGGCTTGTAGCGTCCGGGCCAGTCGTAGCGCCCGAGGATAGGGGAGGGGACGTTTTTAATCTGGAGGTTCTTGAGGACTTGCGCCTCATCCAGATCCCACTTAACCAGTACTTGGTTATTGGGTAATTCTTTAGACTTGGGGATGACTGACGTAACTCGTTTAGGGTTACGTAGGGTAAGCAGTAACGCTTTATTGTCAATGATTTGCACGGGAGCCCCGGAATACTACAGCAGCCAAACACGGTTGGCGGTTAACCCCGTCTTTCCGGGGTGTCTGTCAGTTCACGGTCCTGAAGGACAGAGGAGAGAACCGCACTGACTGCCGATGTTTTAGGCCACCGTCGGCTGGGCCCCATGTCTACGCAAAGTCCACTACAGCACTACAGCCACCACACAATCTACACACGCGACAAATCGTCGTCAAGTCTTTTTCTTTTGTCCGTTTCGAGATCTGTTAGTTGAGGGGCTAACAAGCCGGGTGCCATCTGCGTTCGAGCCACCCTTGCTCAGCATCTTCACGTGGTCGATGTCTTTGCCGGTGCGGTCAACGCCCTCTTTGTCGTACTTGCGGCGTGCTCGTTGCCGCTCCATGCGATCATCATGCTCACCCCGCTTCTTCTGCATCTGGTATTCGTGCTTATAGGGGCGTGGTGACTTAGTGTATGGCATGGCTATGTCCGTCCGTTATGTGGACATTCTAGAACAACGCAGTGCTTTTTGCACAGGCCAGACGGCCTCGGATTCCACACGTCGTACTTGTACGCATTCTCCATCCGGGCGTACTCCCCGAGCCACTTCTGCCATAGCTTGGGTTCGTCATCCCGGTGGTAGTTAGCCTTGGGAAACGCCTTAGCCACCACGAACAGCAGACCTGCCTTGACCCGCTTGACCTCGGGGAAGTGCTTGAAGATAGCGAGTGCCATCAACTCTAGCTGCCCCGTGTCAGCGTACTTAGCAGACTTACCTGTCTTATAGTCCAGCACCCGCGCTGTGCCATCTGGATCAAGAACGATTAAGTCCGCGATGCCTCGCCACCACACGTTAGGATCTTTGAACCCACATGGTTCGAGGTTGGCGGTGAGTCCCATCTCGTACTCGCACAACTTCTCACCCGGAAACTGCTTGAGCATGTCCAACGCGCTCTTGGCAAAGTTGAACGCTAGGGGTAGCGGTGTACCGTCCTTGATGTAGAACTCCGCAGCCTCATGGAACTGCGTGCCATACAGTAAGTGCTCAGCGTTTTGATCCTCCTCGTAGTCCTTGGCGACCTTGAGGTGGTAGTACTTCTTAGGGCACTGATCGAACGTCTTCATCGAAGAGAACGACCACGCAGGTATCTTAACCATCAACAGTCCCCATAACGGACGGCAACTCCAGCTTCGCAGTTAAGAGGCAAGCCAGCTGCCCAGTCAGGCACCGTGCGCATGCACTCCATCACAAACTTCTTAGCCTCTTCGGCTTCTTCCCTCGGTGCGATACATGCCACAGCGTCATGCACAGTCAGCACAACCTTGTACCGCTTGGCGATCAGAAGCATCTGCTCAGCGATGATGCAGCGAGCGAGAGCTTGGCACACATTCTCAATCACCTTGCCACCATAGATGCGGGTTCGGCCTTTGCGAGTCTGGTATGTAATCTCGTCACCGGTTGCGACCTTCTCTACTTGCAGGTCATCGTACCGCATCAGTAATCCGTTCGGCAACTTAATTGCATTCTCTTCATGTAGAACTTCAAGTACGCCCGCACGACCCAGCGTAGCCGGATCCTTACGCGCCATGGCTTGTAACATCTTCTGAGCTTGCTTCCACAGGGTTACGATCTTGTCGTTTGTGGAGCGATACACCTGAATGATGCGACGCGCCTCGTCCTCTTCGATCTCTACAGGGGGGCTACTGATCGCCAAACTCGCTTGGAACTTCTGCGCACCTAGCCCGTAACCGCATCCGAGCACGGCTGTCTTCCCGATGAACCGCTGCGCTTTGTCGATCCGCGCTTCAGGTATCCCGTAGATAGCAGCTGCCATCTTCTTATAGACATCACCCCCGGACGCAAACGTCGCGGTCACATCATCCTGCTCAGCCAGCCAAGCCAGCACTCGGGCTTCAATCTGTGAGGAGTCACAGTCAACCATTACGTACCCCGGGGGTGCCATGATTGAACGCTTTAACTTGTTAGCATTCTTCCCCCGGCTCGGCAGGTTTTGCAGGTTGACCTTGTCGTCCCCACCGAAACGCCCCGTGTGAGCAGCGTAGTACTTGATCGGTACCGGTAGCGGACCTCGTTGCGCGATATCAATAAACCGTTCTGTCCGGGTCTCTTCCAAGGTGGACTTGACGCCGATCCGTGCAGCCACAACCGCTTGTACAAACAAGTCTTCGTGTTCCAGCAACGCCAAGAACTGCGTGTCGGTCTTTGAGAACGCAAACGTTTTCTTACCGGTGGTCTGGCTTTCCTTGGTGGGCGGCACCACGCCACGGCTTTGCAGGATCTTAGCCAGCTTGGGGTTCGACATGATGTCTGTGACATTCACCCCTGCCGATTGGATCAGCTCTTCTTTTGCGTTAGCTGTTTCTGCAATGTGCTCGACCAACATTTCCCTGTCTAGGACAAGCGTAGGCTCAATGAACATACGTAAAGTTGTATCGATAACTTTCAACTCTTTCTGTGGAAAGCCGTTCTTCATGAAGATATTAAACAGCTTATAAGTTAGCTCTACGTCATTAACGCAATAGTCACCATAACGACTTAGATCATCATTGCGGAAATCAAGACGCCGCTTACCCAGTGCGTTGATTACTTCGGTACCCTTCTCACCGATGCCATAGCGTTGCGCCACTGCGGCAAGTGAACCCTTAACTTCTACACCGTGTAGTGCACGGGACATCGACAGCGTGTCTAGCCACGCCTTCGGATGCACACCGAAATGCCAGCTCAGGATGGCGCCGTCAAACATCGCATTGTGTGCAAGCACCATCGAGTTCTTCCAGTCGAACTCGTCAAAGTATTCTTGCAGTTGGTCATGCGTACCGCTTGCCCATTCGGTCGGGCCACCATTGATCTTTACGCCAACACCAATCACTTCAAACAAAGGGCTTCGGACGTACGCTTCGGTTGTGATCTTAGACAGCGAGTAGTCACGGTCGTAGTACGTTTCGAAGTCAAGGGTGATTAGGTCCATTGATTATCCTTCAAGGTTGTTTAGAAACTCGTCCAGCTTGTCGTGCAATTCTTTCCGGGCCAGCTCGCCCATCGTGCTCGTTAGCATCTGGGTCTTCGAGTACCGCTTAATGATGACCTCGTTAGTATTGGCAAGGTGTTCTTTCAGATCCGCACCAGCAGTGAGATCAAACTGGGTCTCGGTAACGATTAACCGATAAAGTTCTTTTTGTACGCTCATGTGTTCTTCTCCTTTAGCTTTGCTTCGATCAATCTCACAAACGCCTCTTCATATTCGCTGTCGGCGATCTGCTCAATCTCCTCATCCGTCAGCCCGACCCATTGGCGCGGTTGCTCAATGGCAGCGCGGAGATTGTCCATCGCTGCGTCAATCTCACCCGGCAGAGCGATAGCGTTCTCTCCGATGCTGAGTTGATTGATTTGCTCCAGCGCCTCCAGCGCCTGTCGCATTGCTGCAATGCTCATTTCCTCTCCCCTATGCCGTGTGCCGCTTCGATGGCGCGAGCAACAGTGATTACAAAGTCAGACGCCAGCCCGCCAGACGCCGCAGCAATCAGTGCGATCTTCTCCTCCGTCAGCGGCTGGCGCTGTGTAACTTTCGGCTTGTATTCAAACATCGCCTTGTCCCATTCGTTTCGCCAGCGCATAACTCGCTCC